ATTTAAAATTCACCTTAGAAACAGGATGTCGTCGTGCTGAAAGTGCGCAACTTCTTAAAGAAATTGTTAATGCCGAGCCGATAGTTAAAACTCGTGAAATCAAGCACGAAGACGGCACTGTAGAACAACAAGAAATTAAGTTTTATACCACACACGCCATTAGATGCAAAGGTCGTGGAACTGTTGGTAAAGTCCGCAAGTTTAGATTTGGTCAAGATACTATGGACGCTATTGTTAAATGGTTAGAAGTTCGTGGTGAAGATGATTGTCCTTATATGTTTGTCACCAAATATAAAGGCGAAATCAAGCAGGTTGGAGAAAATACTTTCAATTCTTGGTCGAATAGTGTATTTGAACCGATTATTGGTAGACGTTTTCATCCGCATTTGCTCCGCGAATCGCGCGCGACTCAAATGGTAGTTGAAGAAGGCATGGATATAAAACTTGCTCAAAAACTATTAGGTCACGAGTCGAGTGAGACTACTGAGATTTATGTCATTAGAGACGATACTGATGAGTTGGACGACTTATATACAGTATAAAACCCTCATTTTATGCTAATTAACACCACGAGAATAGAACGGGTAGCTATCACGCCTACTTACCATAGTAGGTCTTAAAGAGATGCAGGGTTGCCAACCTGCCGAGGTATCATTTAAAGTCAACAACAGAGATTACGGCTTCACAATACGCCGGCTAAAAAAAGCATTGTTTGATACAATGATATTTGGCACATTATTGTGTTCAAATGTTTTGCTACTTACGAAGTAGGGTAAAAATATCGTATCGCTACTAATCATTAGCGGTTGTTGAAACAAAACTTTATACAAATTCATTTTATGTTGCAAAAGAAAATCTTTCGTAAGAAAACGAACCGCCTACTACAATAGGCGGTTCAAAATAACTATAGCATACTATCTTCTTGCAAGTTCTGCTTCGCAAATGCGTTTAACTTGTTCGTACCAATCTCGACTTTGATTTCCAGATTCGTATACGACATAAGCTTCATTGATTGCTCTTTTAAGAATATTACTTGGATAATTCTCAGGATTGTCGGTAATAGCATCAATATCACTAATCATATTTGTGTAGTTTGGCATAAATATCATCCCCTCAATTAATTTGTATTAATTATATCATATTGTAAAAATGAAATCAATAAGGAGGCGACTGTGTATCGCTGAAAAGAAATTGGGCAGTCGCCCACAGATAAGAAAACCAGAAGTAGAACGTAAAGAATTTTACTGTACTATGTGCGGTCATAAATATACGGCACAAAAAGGTAATTTTTATTATAGTCAGTCCCCTCTTTATGCAGGAAACAACAAATATATGCCTATTTGTAAAAAGTGTGTTGATGCGTTATTTGAGCATTATAAAGAGGTTCTTGGTGACGAAGAGGAAGCAACAAAGAGAACATGTTCCAAGCTTGATATGTATTTTTCTCACGAAGTTTATGAAATGACTAATAAGACCAATGAAACAATGTCTCGTATGGCCTCTATGGTTGGAAGAGCCAACATACGCCAGCATTCTTCTAAAACTTTCGATGACACATTAGACGAAGCAAGAACTGATATTATCTTAACAGAAGAGGATATTGCTGATGCTAAAGAAAACAGTGCAGTAAAAGTAACTCAAACTGCTATTAACCGTTGGGGATTAGGCTTTTCTCCAGAAGAATACAATTTCTGCGAAAACCTTTATAAAATGTTTAAATTAGCAAATCCACGTGCAGATGGAGTGCAGGAAACTTTTATTAAAGACCTTGTTACCACAAAAGTGCTTCAAAATAGAGCATTTAAAGATAATAACGCTGACAATTATGCTAAATACAGCAAAATTTATCAAGATACTTTAAAAGTTTCAAAGCTCAAAATGACAGATGAAGATGAGCAAAACGTAAATGACGAAACGGTTTGTTGGGGCAACTTCGTAAAGGACGTTGAACAATATACTCCGGCAGACCTTTATTTAAACAAAAAATTGTTTGATGACGCTGACCAAATTAAAGAATATTTTAAGCGTTTTATAGTTCGTCCATTCAAAAACTTCTTTACTGGTAGTAAAGATATGGATGAGGAATTTTCAATATTGCCCGGTGATGACGATGCTTGATTATTTAAAAGTTAAAGTATCTGATTTTATGGACAAACAACAAAAAGAATTGTCTAAAAGATTTGGTAACACGCATTGGCTATCTTCCCCAAAGCACGTTGAACAATTTTTAATGGTCAATACCTTTTATAGACGAAACTTAAATCGTTTCGCCAGAGATTATTTTGGATTATCACTTCACTGGTACCAGCACATAATCTTGTTTCTTATGGGGATATCAAACTTTATTGTTATTATTGCAAGTCGTGCGGCGGCAAAGTCGTTTGTAATTGCAATATTTGCTTGTTGTAAGGCAGTATTGTATCCCGGAAGTCAGATTGTATTAACCTCTGGTACACGAGGGCAATCGAAATTGATAGTTACGAAAAAGATTGTAGGGGAACTTATGCCAAGGTCTCCAAATTTACGACGAGAAATTATAGGTTGGAAAGATAATCAATCGGAAGTTATTGTCAATTTTAGAAATGGCAGTAGTATTTCTACAGTTACTTGTTCTGCGAACGCTCGTGGTAATAGATGTACTGTAGACGTTGGAGAGGAAGCACGTGAGATTGACAAAAAGATAATGGATACTGTTATCTCACCATTCCAAGTTGTTAGACAAGCACCCTTTATGATGCTTAAAGAATATAAAGATGACCCACAGTTTAAAGAAGAACCAACGGAAATTTTAATTAGTTCTTCTATGGAAGAAAGTCATTGGCTCTATAAAACCGCATGTGAAGCACGAGACGGTATGTTGAAAAACAACGGCTCGTTTTTTGTTGCCTTCGATTATTCTATAACTTTAAAACACGGTATCAGAACCCGTAAACAACTTGCAAGAGAAAGGCGTAAGGTTGACCCGACTACATTTGCTGTAGAGTACGAGAATTTAGTGCTCAGGTCAAACGAGAATGCCTATTTCCCTTACGATTTAGTTAAATCAAATTGCGTATTAAAAAGAGCTTTTTATCCTCGAAGAAATGAAGATTTCATCAATAGGACGAAAAATAAATATGCAATTCCTAAACAGCAAGGCGAAGTACGAATTATTGCTGCCGATATCGCGGCAGTCGATAGACCCGAAAACGATAATAGTTCTTTTACTTGTTTAAGACTTTTACCAGAAACAGTCGTAGACGGTAATAGAACTCGATTAGAATATCGTGTTTCTATACCTTATTTAGAAGCTTATAAAGGAACTGAAGGTCGCAAACAAGCAATTAGAATTCGGCAATTATATGAAGATTTTCAAGCAGATTTTATAAGCCTTGATATTCGAAACTTCGGTGTAAGCGTTTATGAATCACTTGCAAGAGTTTTATATGACGATGAACGTGGTGTGGAATATGCGCCTTTGAAAGCAATGAACGATGAAGTTTTTGCAAATCGTATTACAAACTCAAATGCAGAACCGAAAATATATTGTATTTCAGCAAGTGCAAAATTAAATAACGATATGGTAGTTAATCTTAAAAACTATCTTACAAACCACAAAATAGATTTACTTGTTTCCAGAGATGACGGAATTGAAGAAATGATAAAATACATTCCTGAGTATTCAAAAACAAGCGACCCCGAAGTTCAAATGTATTTTGAAAAGCCCTATTTGGAAACAATGTTACTCCGAAAAGAGTTATGTGACTTAACATATACGAAAGCGGAAAACACAGGTTTAATTCGAGTGAAAGAACCTTCGGGCGGTGTAAAAGACCGTTTCTCGTCGGTTGAAATGGGCGTTTATTTAGCTTATCTACTTGCTTTAGACTTATTACAACCAGACGAAGAAATACCACTCCAGAACGCAACACTATGCGTATCTGCATTATAAAGGAGGTGTCAATATGCCCGATGATTTTGAAGTAAATTTTTCTGCTACAAAAGTAGATGACGATACAACCGTAGTAACAGGATTTATGACCGCTGAAGAAATTCAGAAAAATGAAACAAAAATTCTTTCTGCGGCAATGAATAAATATGAAGCTTCCAAGCAATATTCGGTACATACTTCCGATAGTACAAATTCAAATACATTAACTATTGATTATATAGACGAGTTGGCAAACGGCATACATACCAATCTTAAAAATCTTATAGCCGCTAATCAACTTTTAGTTAAATATGTTGACGAAGACGGTAGTATGGGTTATGCATATTCTGTTATTCGTGCCAATACTCCAACTAACTATACAATGGTTTATGATAATACATTATTAACAGAGGAAAATGAAAATAAAATTGATGAAATTAAATCTCTCGTCAATAACTTTAATAAGAATGTAAAAATTGAAAGATTAATTCGAGAAAGTATATCTACTGCATACTTAGAAGGCAACGTTCCTATTGTTTTACGTATTACTAAAAACGGTTACGCAGTTGACTTCTTGCCGTTAGATATTGCTTATCCTTCAGGATATAAATTTAATGGCGACCCAATTCTTGAATTTGATGTCAATGCACTTAAGACTAAGCTTCAAAAGACTTACAAAAAGACTCGTAAAAATAAGGCAATATATTTTGAAAATATTGCAAAGGAAATTGAAGCAAACTTTAGCAAAGAAGTTTTCGACGCATATAACGCCAACGAGCAATATACAAGAATTGACGCTAATTACGGTGACTGTATAACAGTTAACTCTCTAGGTAGAAAATTTGGTGTTTCCCCCCTATTCCGTGCATTAAGGCCTTTAGTTGTATTAAACAATATAGAAGCCGCAGATGTATCTGATAGCAGGGCTCGTTCTAAGAAAATAATTTTCCAAAAACTTAGAAAAGAGCTACTTGGACAAAATGGAGAGAAAAAGGGTTTAGCAGAACAACAGTTAGCTCACGATGCTCTAACCCAAGCATTAAAAACAAATTTAT